AACAAAAGTGATGGAAATACAAGATCCTAAAATGATACACAAAAAAGTTTATCCTATTCTATCACATCATTTAGGATTAAAACACGAATACGGTGAAAACGATTGTATTCAGTTGATTAAATCTTTTTATGTAGACGAATTAAATTTAACCTTTGACTTACCTCCTTATCCTAAATCACGAAAATGGATGAAGCATTTTTCTACAGATAACGTCGATCAATGGGCTTCTAAGTGTGCTGTAAAAGTAAAATTGACAGAGGCTCAAAATTATGATGTAATAGCTTTTAAGTCATTAAATTCAAATTTAGTAATGCACTTTGGTTTATTTTTGAAACCAACACAAATACTACATATTGAAGAGGGGGGAGTCTCACGTATAGAAACTTTATCTAATTATTGGGTAAAGCGCATATACGCCTTATATCGCCATGAATCAATGGTACAATAAATATACTGATATCCCTTATAAACTTTTTGGTACTGAAGTAGCCACAGGTATGGACTGTTTTACTTTATTATGCCATGTTTTTAAAGAGGAAGCTGGTATACAAATACCTTACACTTCAAGTGATTTTTTAAAAATGGTTGATAACCTCTGGTATACAAAGACCCATGAACAACACTTTTTAAATGGCTCAAAAAATGGAGATTGGGTAGAGATTGATAGTCTTAAAACCTATGATCTTATTTTAATGTGTCTTGGCGCAACTAATGTTGTAAATCATGTTGCTATGTATGTAGGAAATAATAAAATATTACAAATGATTGAGAATAGAGATAGTGCTATATATGACTATCATAACTATTTTAAACAGTATACAGTAAAGAAAGTTAGATGGAAAAGTTTAGTAAACTAAAAGAAGAAATGAATAATCATGCGTTAAGAGATTACCCTCTTGAGGCAGTAGGCATTATAACTAAAAATTTTGATTATGTTCCTTGTAAGAATATAAGTGATTTACCAAAAGAAACTTTTTATTTAGACCCTGCAGCTTTAGTTAAGCATGACGGTAATATTTGGGGTGTTTTTCACTCGCATCCTGGACAAGAAAACCCTATTCCAAGCGAAGAAGATAAAGTAGGAGCAGCATTCCAAGAGTATAAATTTTTAGTTGGATTCAACAATAAATTTTACATATACTGGTATGATGATAAATTAGATACTTTAATTTTTGATGATTTTGAGGAGCGTCATTGCTTACAACAATAAAAATTCACTCTGCTTATAAAAATGTGTTCTCTCAGTTAGACTACACAGCTGATTTAACTAGGTATGGAGATTTACCTTTTTATCTTGGTTCTATGCATCCAAATTTTAGAAATTATGCTTATTCAATTCACACAGGAGAGTGTCAAGAAGGCTATTCCTTACTAGATAGTAATTTAAATGTAATTACAGATGAAGACTTATATATTAAAAAGGTGAAACCTAATGATGTTTTCTATGTAGTTCCTGCCATTGTGGGTGGGGGCGGTAAACGCACCACTACAATGTTAGCTATTGCAGCCTTAGCCATTGGAACAGGTGGCTTTGGTATGTTAGGTGCAGGAGCTACGACAGGCGCTGCTACAACTGCTGCTGCTGGGGGTTTTTCTTTTGGTGGTTTTGCTAGTACCTTAGGTGTAAATATAGGATTAGCATTAGTAACCTCTTTATTTACAAAACGTGAAAAAATTAAAGAAACTGATCAAAGCATTAGAGAAAACGATATGTTTGGTGGATTACAAAATACTACTAATAGTGGTACTCCTATACCTTTAATTTATGGGTTACACCGTGTGGCTGGACAATTAATAAGTGGTTACTTAGATACTGTTGATCACGGAAAAAGCGATACTATTACAGTCGCTTCAAGGTTTGACTCATGAGAAGGTACTTTACTGAGCATGATAACGTTAAAGTTCCTGTAATTAAGGGAGCCTTTGGAGGCGGCGGAGGCGGTGGTGGTGGAGCTGTTGAAGAGCCTAATACTCTTTTTTCAACAGACATACTATTTATTTTAACTGCTCTTGGAGAAGGTCCTCTATACAGAATCAACCCAAATGGTCCTCAAGATATAGAAATTACTGAAAACTCAATCAATGACTTACTAAATATAGACGGAGATGGAGGAGAAAATACCGACTTTTTCAAAACTTTATCTCGCACAGGAACCGTAACTCAGTCTGTTCTCAGAAAATTTGGTCAACAAACAATAGTCCCTCAACAGTTTGCCTCTCCAGTTACTCTGAAAAAAGGCAATATTGACGGCATTCCTCAGTCTAGGGTTGTGCTACAAGAAACTAGTTCTAGAGCTTGGGATGAGATAAATGTTATTCTTATAGTCCAAGTTTTACAGAGACAGGATGATAAGGGGAATGTAAAACCTCATTCTGTAAAAGTAAAGATAACTTTTTTTGATAGCACTGGGGCAACAGAAATTGGTAGTAAAGAGGTTGAGATAAATGGTAAAACTACCACCCCTTACAAAAGAGTTGTAAATTTTGAAATACCAGAAATTAGTAAATCTAACGATGGTTATAGATTTACAATCGAAAAGGTTACTGATGAGTCTAATGACTCAAAGGTGCAAGCACAGATTCAAGCAGTTGGTTGGTTTGAGGTTGAGAATACTCCTCAAGCATTTCCTCGCACTGGTTTAGTTGGTTATGCTTTAAAAGCTGTAAATGAACACACAGGCGGTGTCCCTCAGATGAGTTCTTTGGTTAAAGGGCTTTTAGTTAAAGTTCCTTCTAACTATAATCAACCCGTTTTATCTGATGGACAAATAGATTGGAGACAATTAGAGTTACCTCAATCAGGAACATTCGGCTATACGACTAATGGTTATCAATTACAAGTTGCAGGTGTTACTTATCAAACGGTTTCAGGAACTGGAAGTCAAACAAACCTATTTGGGTTAGGTATTAATGTGACTGTAAGTGGAAGTAACCCCTATACCCTTACAGTAACTAATGCAAATTCAGACGCAACTTGTAAAGTTGAACTAGGTTTAAGCACTACGGCACTTGGATCTGGTCTTATTTCAACTACTGCTACAGCCTCTAATTTAGCGTCCACTACTAACTTTTGTGCTAGATCACACCTTGCACCTAGATTTGGCTCTGTTCCTCCTCAAATAAACTCTCTTGGTAGGATTTTTTCAACTACTCGATGGGGAGATAACGGCACACCTGGTAGATTTGATGGAAGTTTTAATGTAGATCACACAGGTACGTATAACTATTTATTTCAATACTATGTTCAAGGCAGCCTAACGGGTACGGTAGACATCTATGTAAACGGGTCTCTCACAGAGTCTGAATCTTTGACCACTGCAAATACTTCAAAAAGCGTAACAGGCACTCTATCTTTGAGTGCTGGTGATTTAGTTCGGATTGACTTAACAGCACCTTCTAGTGGTTGGTCATATGGCACGTTCCATTTAGGTGGTGAATCTATTAACAGTAATACTATTGAAACATTCTCAGCTGGACCCGCATCTCCTGTAACTATTGCTAACGGAGCCTCTCACGTATTATCAACCTCACTAACTTCTACGTCTTGGACCATTCAAGCAGGTATTTTTTGTGGCTCTAGCTCCTCTACGATTAAAACCCATGCTAATCCACAGATTTATGTTGGCACTTGGGACGGTACTTTTGTATACTCATGGACTCAAAACCCTGTTTGGGTTATTTATGATATTCTAACTAATACTTCATATGGTTTAGGTATACCTGAAGATAATATTGATAAATATAAATTTTATCAAGTTGCACAGTACTGCGATGCTTGTGATGCTGTTACTGGTACTTTTACTGGTGTAACTGGTCAAGCAGACGGTTCATTTAGACATAAACCAAGAGGACAGTTTACTTCAATTCGAGAAACTTTAGTGGGTGTTCCTACAGGCACTAACGTTTTAGAAAGAAGGTTTATTTGTGACACTATTATTTCCGATATAAAACCCACCATAGAGACTCTTAACTCTCTTGCAGCAGCTTTTAGAGGTACTATTATACACTCTTTTGGAAAAATTTCTTTAGCTGTTGACTTACCAGATCAACTACCTGTAATGGTATTTAATGAAACTAATATTAAACAAGGCACTTTTCAAGTTAGCGGAGGAAGAGAAAGTGACTTAGTAACAGGAGTAGATGTAAGCTACATAGAGCCTACAAATCACTATAAAAGAGAAGTAGCTCGTATTGATGCTCAAGATGCTAATGATGGCAGTGACAGAAGCACTATTGAAAATGTTACTTCACTTGACTTAGCAGGGGTAACCCGTAGAAGCCAGGCACTTCGTTTTGCTCAGTATCAAATTGCAGCTTCAAAATACTTAAGGAGAGTAGTGGCTTTTACCACTTCAACTGAAGCTCTAAGTTTGTCTCCTGGTGATGTGGTATCTATCTCTCAAAACTTAACAGGAATTAATTATGGTTTTGGTGGTAAAGTACTAGGAGATTCTTCAACTGCTACAAATAAGTCTAATGTTTTGTTAGAGCATTTTACTAATCCATCTCTTAAAACCACAACATTTACAGCTAATTCAGCACCATTAGCTCTTAGAGTTATATCAACTGATGATGATAGGGTAGATTTATATATTTTAAGTAACACTAACTTTGTTTTATCTGCAACAGATAATATTTCACTAGGTTTTGATCAAGCAAATGTTACTGTTACTGGGCGGTTTAATCCTATCACTAAAGCAATAGATTCTTATACTACCTTTACTTCTAATAATGTTCCTAAAAAAGGAGATCTATGGAGTATTGGTGAATGGGAAAATCCAGGCAATTTCTACACTAATAAAGCAGGTAAATTATTTACTATTTCTAATATTGAAAGAGAAACTGAGTCAGAAGAAGTTAATCTTATTGCTAAAGAATATATATCAAATGTGTATGCTGATTCAGATACTTTTATAGATTACACTCCCACAGCTTACATAGATATAGAAAGTGGTTTTAGCGCACCCCCAACTCCAAATTTTTCTTTAGTATCCTCTCCGAGAAGAAGATTAGATGGGTCTGTAGTTTTTGATGTTCTCTTAAATAATCAGACTGACCGATTAGGGTATCAACAAACTTTTCAAACTCAATATTTTGTTGCGCTCCCTGAAGGGACTACTCTAGTCAATAATTCTAAACAGAGTGCGTTAACTTTGACTGTGGATAACGCAGCCTTACTAAGTAATAATAGTTCCGCAGTGCTAAGAGGTAAAAACGGGTTTCAAAGTTTTGCAGGTGAGATTAAGCTTTTGTGTAACGCTTACTCAACTATAGATAACGGAGATGGAACTAGTAATGTAAGATTAGTTGTTGAGGGATTGAACGTAGCTCATGACCTTAACTTTGCAAAACATATACTAGAAGTAAATGATGCTTCTTTTCTAGGCCTTAAAGGGTCAGATTTTGTTACTGTACCTTTAAAAGAAAAAGCAACGATAAACAGCGAAAAGAATTTTATTGGTTTTGCCTCTGATATAGTAAATTTTTCCGCAAATATTGTCACCTTCGATAAGACTGAGGATACCTTAGATATTGAAAATACCTTAGCAGGTTCTACTTTACTAACAGAACAATTGCCTCCAGCACCTTTTTTCATAACCATCAATCAGCTTTTAGATGCTAGGTTTTATGCAAATAATTCTTTTTATATAAGTGGTACTGAAAAAGAAATAAGATTTCAAAATACTATAACTGCTTCTACAGGAACTAATCAGCATATAGATTTACCTGTTAGGGTACGAGACAAAAATTTTATGAGATTTTTTGTAGATGGCATAGAAAAGTCATCTGGACAGTTTACTCTTAATAAAAACACTACATTTAAAGATAACGTAGAGTATCAAGTACAAAGTGGAGATACTTCTTTTGTTTGTGAGATAGATCACTACACTGTTCCAGCAATTGAAGTTGGTGATAATGTTCAAATTAGCGCTGGGCAAACGTTTCCAATTGTAAATACAAGTTATGATCCTGCTTCTGCTAGCTATAATGGTGCATTAACCGCAAATTCAGTGTTTAGAGTAGAATTTGGCGACACTCCACAGAGTAATTTAGCAGGGGTGGTTCTTACAAATATTTCACCAAATCCTACAGGCACTATCAATAATGTTTCTGCAAATGTATGTACCTTAGACTATGATGAGGCAACATTTCCTGGAAACTTTAGATTAGCTAATAACAGTGTTTACGACCTACTACTTAGTTCTGATTATGAGAAATTATTTGTTGCTGAAGATCAAAGAATATCAGATGTTAGCCCTGGGGTGGTTTCTGTAAAGGCTAGAAATATTAACAACAATCAAAGAACTAGCCCTTTCGTTGAAAAAAGTATTAGCATCAGTCCAATACCAATTCGTAAAGTAACTGGTCTAAGCATCGCTGAATCTCTTTATAGAGAGCAGAATTCTGGAGTTGCTGTTAGAGCGACCCTTAGTTTTGATCATATTCTAGGACAAGACGTAACAGATTACGAAATCTCTTATAAACTCGATAATGTAGGCACCGTAGGTGGTAATGATGGGGGCACTGATTTACTTTCTTTTAATACTGCAAAAGTATCTGCAGCAGGGGTAGAAGACGATGGTAAAATAAGATATACTGTTAGTGGTATTAATAGGGGACCTGTTGCTGAGACTAATATTTTAACTTTTAGAATTACTCCTTTAAATAAGAACATAAGAGGTGCTTCAGCTACTATAACTAAATCAATCGTAGGTAAGAGTGCAAAGCCAGCGAACATATTTAATTTTACTGGGGGACAGCAAAGTGATCAGATTACTCTGTTTTGGGAATACGATAGAACTAACGACGAGCTAACTGACCTTGATTTAAAAGAAGTTATTATTAGAAGGATACAAGGTAGTCTCTCAGCGACTATAGAGAATTTTATTGCAGGTGTTCCTTATGTTAGTGTTGCTGCTGGTGTTAATAGAAAATCGGTTCCAATCGATATTTTTGGTGAATTCACATATTTAGCTAGAACCAGAGATACTAGTGGTAACTTTTCTGATGATGTAGTAGCTATCACCCTAACTACTACAAGACCAAAACGTTCAACTATTGTGGCAGCATTTAACGAAGATAGTCCTTCTGTTAATTTTACAGATATAACTAATACTAACGCTGGAGAGTTTAATTTTCCTTCTTTTGCAAATTCTAATACAGGAGGCACTGCTGTTGTTGCTCTACCCACATCAGTAGTTGATAACGCAAATGGCACTTCTGAAGGATTTTCAGCTATTGGTGGCTCACCTACAGATCTTTTAGCTGATAACACAGCTACTTATATCACACAAGTAAGAGACTTTGGGTCTGTGATTACAGGTTCTGTGTTGGTAGATATTGAAGGTACACAATCAATCGAAACTACTTGGAATGATCAGCACGAGCATATCACTCAAAGTGTTACAGAAGCAGCCCCTGCAGGAATTCTTAAAGATTCGAGCCTTGGTGGAATAGGTCATATTCTTGGCTTTTCTAACAGCATTTCTCTTGATTTTAGATATGACGCCAATAACGAAACTATGATGAGTGGAGATAACTTTGGTAATGTATATGCTATCCACATGCATGGAAACTTTACTAATGATACTTCAAACGCTAATACGTTTGCTCTTATAGCAGGCGCTGTTAATGCCAACGCTGTCGCACTCGGAGAAACATTTTTTGCAAATGGGGTATCTACTGGTGCTAACACTATGGCTAACTTATCAGCTGCAGGCAGTTCTTACTTCTTAGTTGATTTAAATCAGTGGGGTGATCCTGGAGGAGTAGGCACTTACGTCGGATCTATTGGAGCCTTAACTACTCAAACATTTATTAGAACCTCATCAGAGGCCGCTAATATTGTTAAATTTGCTAACGGTAATGTAAATGTATCTGCTTTTGTAGGTTCAAGCGTTAATGAAGGTTTTGTCCCATACGAAGCAGGATCAAGAACCTTTAGACACTTCCAATTAAAATTTATTGTTAACAACACAAAGCCAGATGAATTTGACTTTACAATCGATAAGTTTAGATATACTATAGAAAAAGAACAAACCATTTTTGAAGATACCGTAACTTATAACGGAAATCCAAAATCAGTTGATTACACATCAGCTGGCTTTCAGAATAGACCTGTGATTACGTTACAGGCAATCGACACAGCTACTGCCCAAACTGCAGTAGTTACTACAGGCACAAAAGATAGCGTTGCTTTTAGACTTTTTGATATAGAAAATGATGCTTTGGCACCTACAGATCAAAGTATACAAGTACAAGTAACGGCAATAGGAGTATAACTTAATGGCAACTGTTGACTCAAACACCTATGTTGAACCAACTGCTGGAACCTCACTGAATAATTCAAGGGCAAATTTTAATACGTCTTTGCGCTCTTTATTAACTAACTTTAAATCTACAGCAATCCCTGCTGGACAAAATATAACTATTTCAGGAGCAGCTACTGGTGAACAAGATGGTATGTTGTATAGAAGTGCAACTACAAACGCACTTTATATCTCAGACACAGTTCATAAAAAATCGTCTCCTGTAGGCGGTAACTTTACTCGCGTTGGTATTGGAAATAGAGTTGAAAATGGTATCGTTGCATTAGCAGGAAATGTAGCGAGCTATGAGATAGGTGAATTAGTTGCTACAGTATCTGCTTCTGGTTCTTTATCTGCTAATGCAAGACTGTATTTAAACGTAGCGAATAACGGGACTATGGCAGACTTTATTGATGTAGGTATTCCGCCAACTAATAGTTCTGTAACTAATACAATGATTGCTCTTGCAACAATCACAGCAGATAGAATAAAAGACGGTAATGTATTACTCTCTAAAGTTGACTTCACTACAGCTACTGGAGATGGGGGAGTAGGAGCAGCTGCAACATTAAAATTATCATCAGCTGCAGATAAAGATGCTTCTATTGGTTTTATGACAAGACACACTGCTAACGTAGCCTTAGTAGGTATACACGGTGCTGCAGGTGTAACTGCTGGTCTTAACTTACTCGATCAAGCTAGTGCTTATGCTCCAATGGCTTCAAACCTTGCACTTCAATCAGCGATTCAAGGAGGTACAACAGCTCCTGTTCCTATTGTTCCTGCAGGATCTATAATAGCTTGGAGTGGCTCTTCTGCTCCTACTGGTTATCTTCTGTGTGACGGAACTGCTGTATCAAGAACTACTTACGCTGCTTTATTTGCGATTGCAGGCACTGGGTATGGAATTGGAAATGGGTCATCTACATTTAATGTACCTGATTTAAGAGATAGGGTTCCTTTAGGTAAAGGAACTAACAATAGTACACTAGGAACACAAACAGGTTCTATGAGTGCTTCTTCTGTTGCAACAACTGCTGCAGACGGTGATGGCGATTTAACTTTAACTACAGCTACTAGGAATGACACTGCAGGTAGTGGCACAAAAGATGTTACACAAACTGCTTTTGTTACTGGCGTGACCCAAGCCTCACACACTCATGCAACTACTATCCCAACCTCTGTAGTGAATTATATAATAAAAACATAAAAGGAAATAAAACATTGGAATACTTCAAATTTCACATCGATGAAGATAATGCTAAAACTGTATACTGTGCGTATCGTGACCTATCAAAAGGCAAGTCATCTCCTCGATTAGTGCGTTCTTTTCCTCTTGATATAATTGGAGAAGAAGAATCTAAAATTATTGAAATGGTTCAGGGTGATATAACTGACGTTTACTATGAAGAATTTAATGGAGAGGTTAGAGCTTCTGAAGTAAAATGGTTTTTAGGTGATATTGAAAAAAACTCAGAAGAAGATATAAAGTGGATCAAAACATTTGTTAAGTGTGCTTGTGTAAATGAAGACTATGATAACTTGATCGCTCCACCATCTGTAGACCAACAAGTAGAAGACTTTATAAAAGAATTTTTTGATGAAGATGAATTTGAAAATGAAAAACCTCTTGAACAAAAAGATTTTTTAGCAGAATTTTTTGCAGAGCTTGAAGAAGACTCTAAATAAGGAAGATTAAATGGCATTAACTCGTATTACAACTGCGTCAATTGGATCAAATGTAGTCTCGGCTGATAAAATGCAAAACGCTGCTATTCAGGCCAGGCATTTTCAAAGTGGGACAATTACACTTGACTTACTCGATGCTAGTGCTAATACAGCTGCATCTGAAATTCGTCTTAACGCCAATATAGATGTAGTTCAGGATAACGTTGCAATAAATCAAACTGCTGTTAATACGGTTCATTCTAATGTTGTAGCAGCAGAAGCTAATGTTGTTTTAGCACATTCAAATGCAGATATTGCAAACGCGAACACAATTCAGATTAATTCTAATCTAAACATAGTATCATCAAATGTTGACGGAGTTGAGGCGAGAAGAGTAGCTAATTTAGCATCAGTCACTTTTTCTGGTCAGGTAAATATGAGTGATGATTTAGTCATTGCAGGTAATCTGATTGTTAGTGGTGATACAACAACAGCTAATAGCATTAACATGGTCGTCCAAGACCGCTTACTAATGTTAGCAAACTCTGCTACTGGAACCCCCGCAGCAGACGTAGGATTACTTTTTAACAGAGGTAATCAAGGCAATGCTGCTTTTTTCTATGATGAGTCAGCGACAACCTTTAAAATATCAGATACTAAAGATCCATCAACAAATACAGCAATATCTCCTGTTACATCAGGTAATCTTGATGTAGGCATTATAACCGCCGCAACTATAAAGTATAATGGTGCTGATTTAAATACCTCTATTACAGATAATGTTGCTACTTTAACAACAAATATCAACACTTTAGATGCAAATGCAGATGCTATTGAGAGTAGAAGAGTTACAAACGTTTCAGTGGCTGCCTCAAATGATTTTGTAACTTTTACTAGGTTAAATGCAAATATTAATGTGGTTTCTGGAAATGTTGAAGCTAGAAATACTCAATTAAACGCTAACCTTGATGTTGTACAAGATAATGTTGCTGCTTTATCTGGTGGTGCAGTTCTATTAACCCCTTTTACAAATGTTAATACTTCTACATCAACTTCTAATGTTTTCTTTTTAGGTAAGGCTATAGGTACACCTGCTAACGTTCTTTATGTTTCTATCGATGGTGTTATTCAAAATAAAGACGTTCCAGGTACTTCAAACAATGATTATGTTGTAACTGTAGCGAATAATACAATAGCACTTACAGACGCAAGTATCCCCGCTGGTCTAACCGTTATTACTCAAATATTACACTAATGAAACAAATAAAACAACTTACTACTGAGCTAACATTTAGATGTAATGCTAAATGCCCTGCATGTCATCGGTGGAAGCCTCTTCGTATTAATCTGAACGAGGCAAAATATACGATATCTTTAGAACGTTTTCAACAACTGTTTAATCCAGACCTATTAGATAACCTTCAGTGGTTAGTTTTAAATGGAAACTTTGGAGACTCTATTATGAATAAGCAGTTTCGAGAAATTATTTCTTATGTTAAGTCTCGTGGAACAAGGTTATTAATCCATACTAATGGTGGTATACATAATAAAGACTATTGGAATGATGTAGGCAATATTTTAACTAAAGATGATATTATAAATTTTGATTTAGATGGTCTTCAGGATACTCACCATATATACAGAATAAATACAAAGTTTGATAAAGTTTTATCAAATGCAAAGGCTGTAATTGACTCTTCTAACGCTCAAGTACATTGGAAATATATTGTATTTGAACATAATAAACACCAGATAGAAGAAGCACGTAAAATCGCTAAACAAACAGGGTTTACTACTTTTTCTACAGTCAAAACTTCTAGAGACGTTTTTGCTCCTAAGTCAGGGCAGTTTATCCACTCAAAAAAGACTCGTGAATATCAAGAGGCTGAACGTAAAATACATTGTGTGTGGGGCGACTGGGGTAAATGGTATGTTTCTCCCAACGGTTTAGTTTTCAGGTGTTGTTGGACAGGTGGTCACTATTTTGATAAACAGAATGATCGTTTTTATTATCCTCCAGAGTTTGAACGGTTATTTAACGGATTTGAAGTTCCCATTCAAAAAATTATATCGTATAATTATTGGAATAAGCTTCAGCAGTTTTTACAAGGATATGATCGATCATTTAAATTGTGTAAATCACAATGTGGTAAAATAGTGTCATCTATTGAAAAAACCGAAGAAAATTTAAAAACCGGCACTAAAGAAAAGATAGATGCTAGTAACCAATGGGGTAATTAATGAAAACAGTAAGCAAAATTGGAAAATTTAAGTTTTTAAGATTCCCTAACCAAGGCATAAGACGTAACGAGAAGATTAGAAAACTTGCTACTTCTGGAAAATTAGGATATTCTACTCTTGAAAAATATATTAGTAAAGAACGTAAGCTTGGGTATCCCATTAAATACTCTAAGCCAATTGGGTTCAGAAAGAAGTAAATGGAATATAAAGGTATTGAAATAGGAGATTGGGAATATGAAGGCCCAAGAAATTTTGCTACTAAGTTAATTGATGCTTTTGGCACTCCTTCATATGTTGAAAAAAATCCAGAAGATAATGAAGCATATTCAATGACTTTTAAAAACATTGATGGATTTGATTTAGTTAAGATCGTTGATTCAAATACTAATAAATTACACCCTTATCCTGCAAAAATTTACGTTGAAGGTAGTTTATATTTTACTGTACCGAAAAATATGGTTGGTTTATTAAAAGCAGCATCTCCAACTATTATGATTGATGAACTTAATCAAATTGTAACAGGTAAGTGTGCTAGTCTCACTATTGCAGCAGCTACTCTTCAATTTGTCATAGACGCAGTAAATGGGGTTGCTCCACCTACTAGAGAAGAATATGATAGAAGGTTAAAAAGAATTATTGATGATAATACACTAGATCCAGCGATTACTTGGTGGGAAGATAGTCTAGGTGAAATGGGTCAAAGCACTAAAGCATTTAAGGAAGAAAAAATGGTTAAGATTAAAGATGGACATACTGACGTAGCATCTTCTCGTAGAATGTGTCAAACTATAATGGAAGATATTTCTGACATAATGAAAGCTCTACCTGAAGATTCAGAGGCTTCTCTTCCTACTTGGTGGACAAATAAGCTTGCTGTATCCTCAGCTTACATAAATGGTGCAAGAGATTATTTGCTTTACTCTAGTGAGCCAAAAGAGAGTGAATCAGAACCAGTAGAGCCAGAAGCTAAAGAGGAAGACGATATGACTCCTCCGTCTGTGAGAATGATGAATGCCTCTTAAGCGTGGTAAATCTCAAAAAACTATATCAGCAAATATTAAAGAGCTAATGAAAAAACCCTCAAAAGCTCGTGCTAAAGGTGTTAGAACCTTAGCTAAAAGGACGGGTACGACTACCAAAGAAGCCCAACGTCGGCAAGCAGTGGCAATAGCACTCAGCTCGGCAGGGAAGAAACGTAAAAAATAAATTTTGACATATATCTAAATATCTGTAAAAATACAGTATTGATATAACCCCTTAAGGAGAAAACTATGGCATTAGTCTATAATATCGGTGGCCCGAACTCAAACTTTAACACAATCGCAGCGATTGATTCAACAACTTTGACTCAGGGTGACAACACAATTCAAATATATCCAGGTACTCATGCAGCACCTACTTCTATTACTGCAACTGATCTTTGTTTCAGAGGCATGGGAAATCGTGATGACGTAATTATCGATGGTGCAGCCGGTGCTGCGCTAGGTGTTACTTTAAGTGACAGCTGCTCAGGCACAATCACTTTTGAGAACCTAACACTTAAAGGTCAGGACAACGTAGTTACTGGTAACCCTGCTGGAGCAAACGCTGCTGTTACTAAATCAGGTAATGATGACGTTCAGCTTGTCTTCCGTAACTGTAAGTTTATTAACGCAGAACATGCTGTTATTCATAATGGTATCCATGCTAACGCACTTGGCGTAAACCAAGTTGAAATGCATTACTGTGACGCAGACGTTGATAAAGCTATTGTTTCAAATGCTAACGTATTTGCAACATTCACAACTTTCGGAGCAAATGCTTATCATACAGCAGCATCTGCAGCTACTCCATCAACAGCTATTAAAACCATGCTTTGTGGTCCAAACACAGCTAACGTTGGTAACTCAACTGAAACAATTCTTGCAACAATTGCATAATAATTCTATAAAAGGAGAATAAATCATGGCAATGATTTCAAAATCAGCTAAACAACCAATGGAAGGCATAGCGTCAGCAGCTTATCCTTCTGATACCGCTGCAGGCTCTAATGGAGCTAATGTAACTGGTGGTATGAAAAAAGGTCAAGGCTCTATGAATGAAGGAGCACCTAAAGTTGGTGGTAATTACCGTACTGGTGATAATACTCCTGGTGCTCGTGGAGCAATCTCTAAAGGTGTGTCTGTAGCATCTGAAGACGTGACCAAAGGCATGGGTGGCAAAGTCATCAAAGACATGCGCTAAGGAGCACCAATGGCTAAAACACTATCAGGAGCCGAAGCGAGAGAAGGTAAGACCGTAAATATCGGTGATAACCGTTACGGTCTCCGTGAAGAGTATGATCCGGCTAAAAAAAGGGAAACTCTTGAATACTATCGTTCTGGCCATGACCTTACTATTAGAGAAGTAAAAAATCCTCTAACACAAACAGTTAGAACAGTTAAAAGTTAATGATCGTTCCAGAGGTTTTTCAACGCTCAATGCCGAAACCTAAAAAGAAAAAGAGAAGGGCTTTAAAAAAGCGCGAAAAGGTTTCACTAAAAGAAATATACGGACCAAAATCTAAGTAAAGATTCCGTTTACATAAGAAGACTTATACGGGGCGCACGAGTAAATCTGTGCCCCGCTTGTTTTTATAATTTGTTCATATATCTTTTTTTCGTTTACATCTACTGATATAAATACCATATCCTCATCAGACATAAAAGAATAATCAAAATCTTCACCCGCAGAACAATAAATTTTTAGGTCGTCTCTAGCAGGTGTTTCTGTAGTTATAATTTTTGCAAGCTTTGCACGTTTTTCTGATATTTCTATTCCGTGATAATTAATATTAGGAAATCTACGATGCATATCAAATAAAGAATAAGGATATAATCCACAACCTACTAATAATATGTTTTTACAAGACTCTAACCTTTTCTTTAATTTTTTATCCTCTATTGTTTTTAAAATCCATGAATGAGCTTTTTTAACTTCATATAACTTGTGAAGTTTCTCGTTTCTTTTTGCATGTACAACTGTTTGAAATTCTCCATTAGATATAGAGTACTTCCAGTTCTTTATAGTTCTTTTAAGAATCTCTTTTGTGTACTTTGATGATCTCATTTGTTGAATTTTCTGTGCCATCAAGACTGAACTCAAAAGGTTTAGGTTTATTTTTGAGTATATAGTCAAGTGTTTCTGATAATTTATGAAACTCTAAATTATTTAATACTTTAAAATAGCCGTAAGGTTCAAAAGCATAAGCTCTGACAAACTGCTCTAATTTGTGTCCATCTTGTCTAGGCACTATAATTGAAGGAACTTGACCCTTTAGTATTTCCATTGTAGAGTTATACCCACCGTATGTTATAAAAGCTGCGCACTTTTGTATTTTACGACCTAGTTGAGGTACATACTCTACAAAAATCATATTTTTCTTTATTGCTTTACCTGTTTTAAGATACCTGTTTGCAACAGGCATTACAAATGTATATTCAGGAAACTTGTGAGCAATTTTTGTGATCTCTTTAAATAATAACATTCCTTCACTCTTATTCAGACCTGTGCTTACATATATAATGTTATTTTCTTTTTTGTGCTTTGGTAAAGAATCATCACACACATAACCTGTATATACTATTTGATCTTTTAGATCATCTATAAGTTGGGTAGAGCTGCCAGCTACTGTTCTATCACTGTACAGAGGTAAAATCTCAGGGTCTCCGTGTACAAGTATTTTATCTACATAATACTTACATATTAAGTTTTGCGTTCTATTAACCCAATCTTTTAGTTGATCATCATGTGGATCATCCCAAGGAAAGTCTCTAATTGATACTATTATTTTTATGTTTCGTCTTTTGCATTCTTCAAAGTATTTAAAAAGTTCTTCTGCGTATTGATGCCTACAAAAAGGAAATCCCTCACTTACTAATGTTTTTACCTTATACTTATCGAGTGTTTTTAGAAATTTAGCGTATCTGAAATTTTGTAAGTTTTCATTTCTTATAAATGATGCTGGGTTTTTACCCTGTGGAACTTGATATCCTTCTAGAAAAGAAACATTTGGTACACTATAGTCTAGTGGAGGTTTAAAAAGTTGATTTATAATAACAACATCTTCATATTTTGAGGTGTTCTCAGCTAGTATTTTAACTCTGTTACTGTGTCCTAAACCATATAAATACTGTGTTAAAAAAGCAATCATCTTCTTGGAGGTGCTAAGTAACTTTCAGCCATAGGAAATATTTTTACTATCTCATCTGCACATGCACGAGCGATTATTCTGTGTTCTTTTTGGGTGCCGTTTGAGCTTCTTAGCTCAATATAATGAATCCACGATCTTAATGTGCCGTTCATATAAATTCTAGACTGCATTAATCCTTCAGGTAATACTGCCCTGGCTTGCTCTTTAGCAATTCCCCTTTCCAAAGCCCAGTTGTACGCTTTTATTGAGGCAAATCTAACTAAATCTTGTTGACCTAACCATTTTTGTTGTAAAGCGTTATCTTCGACTTCAATAGAATTTTGTCTATTTTTAGTGTCTTGTAATCTAGCTTCTCTATTTTCCCAACCTAATGAGTCATCAGGGTTAGCATATCTTTGCGAAAATTCTTGAAAAGAAAAAGAACGATGTCTCAATATCTGTCTAGCAATATCTCTTGTAGTTTCTATTTCCATGCATACAGACACCATTTCAAAAGGAGACCAGTGTTTTTCTCTAATTAGATATTTTAAAAGTTTTTCTGAAGTTTCTGCATTAAGCTGGTTGTCAGGATTTGAAACTCTTGCACAATAAGCCACGACCTCCTGAATGTTTTTTAACTCTTCTAAACCTTCAACAGGTTGAGAGTATGAAATTAATTTAACTTTCATAGTACTTACCATAAATCCTTTCAATTTTTTCTCTACTATACGAGTCTGTATCCTTAAGTTTTTTACCTGGTTTTTTAATATGTACTTTTAAATGTTTAATAAAAGTTTTTCCAGAATCAGTTTTCCAAGGAGATTCTTCTATCTGATCAACGTATTTTATTACCATTCTTGGTAGTTGTTTTGCAGTCATTTGTGCTATTTTTTGAGCAGGTTGTATGATTACACTTTCGTTATTTTTATTTTCTAAATTAATCCATATTTCGTTTCTAAACGTATAGGGAAAGTAAGTTACCCTTTCTGCCATCACTACACAATGATTATATATTAAACCACTCAACCCATTTACTTCAAGTACAAAGTTAGGATTGATAATTTGTGGATAAACTCCTGTTGGAAAGGGAAATATTTCGCCAGGTTCCAAGCTAATTGGATCTTTTATGCAAGCCCTGAGATGATAGTAAGGTTCTTTATGATTATATACATCAAAAGACCAACTTATTCCAAGCTCTTTTTCAAGCTCTCTAGCGACTGTACTTTTTTCAATATGAATCTCACAAACTAGTAAGTTTTTCAATTGGTTCATCTCCATACTTTCCAGCCGTAATAGCATCTACACAATATTTTTTGAGATTGATAAGTTTCTCATTACGCACCAATTGATCATGCCCCGCATTAAGGTTTTGAATATACTTAGACCTACCTTTAATAGGTAATGCATCTAATAGCTTATCTAGTGTTTTATGTTCACGTGCCAAGGCTTGAGCCCGTTTCGGTCCTATCCCCTCAATACCTAAAATATTATCAGACTTATCTCCTTCAATAATTCTAGACAACATATACTCAGATGGAGTCACATCAAAATCTTCTGTCAGAGTCTGTAAAGTAACTTCTTTTCTTCCAAATATATTAAAGATAGAAATATTTTCATCTACTAGTTGATATAAGTCTCTGTCTGATGATACTACCCAAGTATGATCATATCGATCTGAAACATTTTGAGTAATCCATGCTAGTACATCATCTGCTTCAACTCCTCTAAATTTTAGCACTTCCTCATCTAGTTCTTCTGGTAAGCTATTTAGGACGGCAAAGAAATCTTCATACTTTTTGATCTCTTCTTCCTCTTGTGGTTTTTTACGAGTGCCTTTATATTCTTCGTGCATGTTCATCCTATAGTATGATTTACCAAAATCAAAACATACAATAGTGCGTGCTGCTTCATATGATTTAGCTAAAGATTGAATTGTGCGAATAAAGTCTGCTCCGAATGAAGCATAGTTAGGTCTTTGAAGCCATCTATAAGATAAGTTGTTGGCATCAACAATTAAAAGATTATTATAGGTTGAATAGTCTGGCTCTTGCAAGTCTGCAAGGTCATTCCAAGATTTGGTCATAGTTATCTCCTGTGTTTATATATAACTATACC